CCCGGAGCCAAATAGGAATAACTTTAAATGCCTGCTGCCTGGCAACACTTCTTTCTTTCTTTGCGGCGGAATCGCGAAGCTTTCGTTTAAATGCAGAGATCTCTTTTGGCCTTAAAGCACGAAGTTCTACTACAGCTAGGGCAGAAACATGCCACTTCTCTGCAAGCTTTTCATGGCTAACAGCAGGATCAGCAACGGCAGGATCAGTCTGCAGTGTATATGTCCTCTTAAGGAAGGGATGCCTGCCGGGTGTCTTGTATTGTGTAATACCCAGCTTATTCTTCGCGTAGGCAATTGCTAAAGGTGACACATTATACTTTACAGCAAGCCTGCGTAGCCGAGCAGCCCCAGAACCGTGGGCAAGATCAGCTTCATTATCCCAGTGTGCATTCTTTTTCATCAGATATCGTGCCTCAGCTTGAACAAAAGGGGCCTGTTTGGAGTAACTCTGGCAGGCTGCGCAAGTTTTGCAGTCGCAACCAGCTCATAATGTTCATTATAAATCCCAATTGTTGTTACGTAAACTTCATCTTTTGTTGCCCTGAAATTGTAACTTGACCCAGTTAGCGGCGATGGTGGACACGGGTGATCAGCAATGCTCGAACCTGACAGTGACTCAGCGTCAACAATTCTTGCATAGGATGCGTTGGTTGTGCTGTTCAGCGTGTTTGCTGGCAACCGGCAGAGGTACATGTTTTCAAAAACGCGATGGTCTGCCCGAAAATGTATCGATGATGTTGACAGTGGGCCTAGGCCATTATTCAATGTCAGTGGGTTTGTCAGCATGATAATTCCTCTATCATACATAACACGCCCGAGCTTATTCCATGTGTGCCCGCCAGAGAGAATAAGGCAACCGTTGCCATCGTCAATAAACTTTGTGGCATTGTAGGCTGGTAATGAGCCAGATTCGTCAGGTACACCAACAGCTGTCGATGCGCTCAGGAAAGAGTTTTCCCAAATCTCAATGGACTCTCGCTTAATTTGGTCGCCATAATAGACATGTGAAATATCAAAGACCATTGCATCACTGTACTGTGAAACAGCACTTTCGCAGAATGTGAATAGCCTATCGGTGCTAATACCCCATGATCTGCGGTCGGTAGGAAATGTCGGGTGAAGTGGCAGATCAATAGGAGATGTAGCAGCACCATAATCAACAAGAGTTGAACCAGAGCCAGCAGTCGCAGGCCAATAATGCAGAAGATTAGAGTCAGCTGCCTCATCAGTGGTTAGTGAACGGTTCCAAGTACCTGACATCTCTGCAGGAGTTCTCTTGTCAGACCAAATTCGTGTTTCGTGCAAGGCGCCATGAAGACGATTCACATTGATCACTGCTGTTGTTGCACGCCCACCAACACAAACTGGACCGACTTCTTGCACAGCAATGTTGTCAGAGCTTGAAACATGCATAGTTTCAAGATTATGCATGAATGAGCCCGATTGAAGGACACCATCCCACTGAAAGGCGAAGTGCGCCCACTGGCCTACACTTGCAGTCACGCCTGGCTTAAATTGAATTGTGCCGAGAGCGCCTGAGAATGCAACGCCTAATTCATTATCTGTATCGATGAACACCCGAAAGCCCTCTTCGGCAGCCTTACGGCGCGCAGAGAAGAGATATTGGACTACGGATGATGTTACAGGATTAACGAAGTATCGTGTCTCATAGGTGAAAGTTTGCCCAGCAGCAAATTCGATGTCAGCTGACGCGAGCCAAGCTGAATCAGCATCCTGATAGGAGTGCGCATGAAACGCATGATGAAAGAAAAGTTTCGGTGCCGCAGAGTCTGCAATGGTATAACTTTGCTCACTGTCTGCCATTTCATAGCAGGGATCAAAAACACGATAGATTGATCGTAATCGGGATTCTGGATTGCTGCCTGCTATCTCACCAATCGATTCAGAGAAGAATCGAACAGCAGAGGACATTTCCCAGCCAAGTGTAGCAGTAGCAAAGTTTAAGAGTGCAGAATCAGGATTGTATACACAGGTGCCAGACGTCGCAAAAACGTTCTTAAACTTAACAGCATTACCATCAAGTGGCACTGGAGCAAAAGATGAACTACGATAAAGTTTTGCAGGCGTCCCAGTGTCAATTACACCAGATGTGTACGTGACAAAGTTGCCACCCTGCAGCTTGTACCGCGGGGCCGCTCGAAAATTTCCGTATACTTTATCACTATCGTCAAATTTGAAGAACACGTAGTTGCACCTTAGTAGTCTAACCGCACCTTCACGCTTACTGTTGTATCAAAGTGCTTTGTAATAATGCTACCATGACCTGTGAGCTTGCCGACTGCGAGCATTCTATCGTTGGCGTCATAAAGACCGACAGTTGAAATTGCGACCGCTGGTGCCGGTGTATCAAGTGAGCCCGTGTCTACTACACGAATTGAACCAGAAGCATCAACCCACGTTGGATTTGAACTGTAATTAAATTCGTTAGGTCCTGCGAAGCAGAAGAATGTAGATGACTTCAGGTTTGCCTGCCCTTGGAAATCCAAAACAGCAATGGTTTTCAGCACAGTAAATGCAGCAACATCAACGGTTCCAGACTGTAGCATGTCCTGTAAATGCTCAGAACCTGCTGACAAAATCCCACCAACAGACGAACTATACTGGCTATCCATGTCGAATTGAAGATCAGTTAGATTCCAGAAGCCAGGGCCGCCGGAGGCTGACGTGGCCAATGAAACGACTGCAACTTGTGCGTCAGTGAAAACAACGCCGTGAGCATTAGCACCACCGACTACCACAAGATCCCTTGCAACGCCGCCAGGATACACACGCCTTGAAGCGTCTGTTGTATCCTTCATTGAAATGAAAGTGTTATTTGCGGTTGGATGCGAACCTGTTGTATACGAGCCTGACACCAAAAACGTTAGTAGCGTCTCTCCTTCTCGTAACTTGTCCTGACCAAAGAAACGCTTTGTGCTGATGAAGACGGCTTCTTTAATATCTGCGCCGCCTGACGTCTTGAAAACTTTATCCTTGTCTCCAAGAAGCGTTTTGGCCATCAACTCATAAACTCTATTTTTTTCAATTTGGTGTGCTGATGAAGACGCGGCAGGAAGAAAAACAGATCCTGTGTTAAGGCCGACTGTTATATCAAAGATTTTATTTGTTGTTGCTAGCAATGAATCAGAATCGTGTTGTGTCGCAAAGAATGCAGAGCGAGGATACGCAACAGTCACGCCGTTTGAGGCAGATGAATTTGTTCTGTAGACTACATTTGCAAGTGCAAAGCCGTTAGCTGTATCACCAGACGCAGAAATTGTAAACTGTGATGTTGTAAAATGATCATAATCATCGCTGCCACCGTTAAGAATATCAGATGCCGTTACGTGCACGGCAGTTAGATTGCGGGTGCCCGCGACTGTGATATCCCTTTGCTTATCAAAGGTTTTAAAAACTGACATTATCGCTGCTCTGCTACGCGGAAGTTAATTTCTGCAGAAGCGCCGCTAGATACGCCTTCAACACGTGCAGTTAAATCAAAGGTTCTGCGAGGCGCAGTTCCAACAAAGAAATTATCCAAGAATCTATTTGACAAAGGCGGAACAACAAAGTTCAGATTTACAAATGCTGTATTATACTGTTCATTCATACCTGACGATCGAACAATATAGCGAGCCAAACCATTCTTGGAAGTTTGCACAGGCGAAAGCCTACGGCCCTTTGAGTCCATTAATGAAAGTGCGTCGGCACGCATAGTTACAATAAAAGCAGGATCAGTAAGCTCTGCATCCATAACTTGCGGTTGATCTGACGTGCCAGCAAGGAATTGCTGTGAAGCAACAACAGTAACTGGTGTATTTGCATTATCACGCTCACGGATATCAAGGCGCGCATCAGGTGTTGAAAGACGAAGTGTTGGAAAAGTAAAGAGGCGCTTGCTAACTGACACAAGCTTATTCTTAAGATCCATATTTTCGTTTGTACTTGCCTGAAAAACGGGTGTATTGACAATCGGTGAAAAGATGGCTGAAATTGTCGAGCCGGACACATTCACACGTGTATAATCAAACTCGTCATCTCCTAGCGCAAACTTTACAATATCGAATGAACCATCTTGGCGTGCAAGTAGCTCGCGCCCCAACTCTGTCAAAACAGCGTCAATAACGATTTCATTCTCTGTTGGATTAATCATGCCCATTGAACGTCTCTCCTAGTAGCGTTATTAATAACTAGACAGCACCGAGCGCCTTGATGCGAATTTTGGTATTCTTACAAGTGTCTATTGATGTAAAGTTCAAAACAATGTCTCCAAAGTCATTATCGACTGCAAAGAATAATGCTTCATTAGCAAGCGCATCTCGTAGTCCCTGCAATGGTCGTACCTTCACTTGCTTTAAAGCCATCATGTTTGTTAGTGGCTTTTCTAGTATCTTATCACCAAGTTCCATTCCTTGAAACGAGATTTGCCTATTAGTTTTCCCGATGCCCTTGTCTTTATGTACTGCAATTTGTGGAGATAATGCTGACTCATTTCCATGTACATCAATCGAAGTAACAGCAAAAAACAATTCATCACGCTGGAGTGCTGTGAATAGACCTGTAGGGCTTTCAAACACAAAGCTGCGCTCAGCAAGTCCAATTAATTCTGAATTCATTCTCTTCCAAGTTCCATCAACGTCATTCTTTGCATAAAGGTTATAACCTGCAATCGGCTCTTGATCTGTATGCGGGATCGCATTTTCCCATGTGACGCGCGCTGTGACTTTGAATTGCCCATTTGGAAGCAAATCAGGAACAGGTGGATTTCCGGAAATTATGGTTGCACCAAGTGAAACCAGAAGGTTCTGGAATTGTAAATATTCATCCAAAAGCCGGCCAATCACCTCACCTAAACCAGTTACATCACCAACAATTTCGGTAAAAAATTTTGTGCCTCCAGTTTCAATAAGCTCAAACTTTCTGGGAGGCGGCGCCCACCAAAAGAAAAGTTCACTATTACCTAAAATTGCATGGAAATCGTCAATGGCTGCAAACGGCTCTGTGTCAACGACTTGAGCCGGTGTTAGATTTGAATATGGTGATGCGACGCAATATTCAGCATTTTCGTATTGGTGCATTGCTTCAAGGATTGCAGCAGGACGTCCAATATTTTGATCGATAGGATTTAGCGGTGATGAGTAAAATTGCTCATTTGCATAATATACATTTAACTCTTCATCAGGGACAGTTTCCCCTAGGCTAATTTTATCATTAACAAGCAGTGAAAATTTTCCAAACTCGTTTGTGAATACAACATTCTCATTAGAAGCTTCAATTGTTGTTGAGAATCTATCTTTGAACTCGTGATATTGATCTGCGGCCGTCGCTTGCTTGCTTGAGGCGTTAAGAACACTTGTTAGCTGGCTATCAAAATTGTCAGTCGCAACAGTCACACGGGTCCAATTTTCTTGAACCGGAAACGGATTATTTTTTGTGAAAGCAACCTGGACACTTTTGCAACTAGTCATTGATATCTCCCACATTAAGTAGGTGACTCAATAAAAACTCGTTTGAGAATTCAGCGTGATCAGTGTCAATTCTTCTTAGCACAGCTTCATTCAGTTCACTGATTTCTGGACGATCTATTTCTTTTAATTCAACCCCAAAATTCTCTTGCCCAAGAGGTTGGCGCAAAACTGCCTCACCTTCTCTTAGATTATAGCGTGGGTTCTGGCTATATATTGGATTTCCCGTATTTGTTTGCTGTGGGGTTGTCTGCTGCGTTGGAAAGCGGAGTGTTACAGGCGCAAAGTTTTGCAGTTGCGGAAGGTTTACACCAGGACCAATGATGATTGGGCCAGGTGAAAGGATACCGTTTAAGAATGCTTCAAGGTCTGCAATGTTAACAGAAATTTCTCCCAGAAGGCCACCAGCAAATGGGCCACCAGCAGCATCTGGATCAATTTCAATAGGAGGCTCTAAGAAAACATCAAACTCTAACCCATCAAGGCCGGGGAGCAATGGACCAGGATCAATCTCTGGCACCTTTGTGCCTGGCTCTGCAATCGGCGAACCGCCGGCATTGTCAGTATCACCTGAGAACTCGGGGGCCGGAGGTGGCGAAAATTCAATTGATCTCAAATCCCAAAGCGCCCTTACTCTATAATAATAGAACTTTCCGTATACAACATTAACATCGGTCCAAATATGCGGTTCAGTCGGCGGAAGTGAAACAGTCTCAACAAGCTCCATATTTTCGTCAAACTTCTGCAATTCATAACCCTTGATTGCGTGATTCCACAAAAAGTGTTTTGTAAGTCTATCATACCCGCTAAATTGATGTGTATAATGACTGTGTAGATTTGGAATAAAAGGAAGCTCTGTTGTCACCCATTGCACAACATTCTTCATTTGAGGTTCACCATTACCATCAACAACTGGTCCATCTGGATTCAACTCATTTTCGCCTGCATCAAAGAAGTTATACACAGATTGTGCAAGCACACGCGGAACCATATAGGCATTCATTTCAACTGAATCTGAGATTCTTGATGCAAACACAATATTTTGCTTCTGCGACTTTAGTATTCCGCCTCTCTCAACTGTTACATCTCTGGCGCGGAAATAATTTGGCTCGCGCCAGTCGTGCTGAATTAGAGCATCGATGATTTGCAAGGCGCGAGCTCTCCACATGTTAAAGATGTTCATGAAGGCGTCAATTTGCGCATTGGCAACATCAAATGAACCGACGATTTGTGGAATATTTGCAATAGCAGCAAGAATCCCAAAGGGAGGTGGAATTGCCATATAACCTGACGCAGCAAGATTTGCTGCGTGGACCTTGGCCTCTTCATTCAGCTCCTTCAATTTCAAAATTGACGTCCAGCGCTCATCATTAAGTAGCGCTCTAAATTGTTTGTACATTTCAAGGCGCTTTACAATGGCGCGCTCGCGATTTTCGATTGCAGGGTCTGAGAAGTCCCCGCCATTATCATCAAGTGCTTCATAGATATCGCTAAAAAATTCAACTCGATGTGAAATTTGGCCCTCTGACAAGTTTCTTGTACTTGAAAAACTATCAGGATCACTTTGCACGTCAGCCAAGCTTCCAATTGCCTCAGGTCCAATATTTAGTGTCTCAACAAGATCGTAGAATAATGGTGCTTGCGAAACGATTTTTGGAATGAAAAATCCAATGTCAATTAATTGATGAACATAAACCTTAAATTTTGTTCTAGCCTGCAAATGGCTTTCAACAACCTCACCATCTGGACCGTCAATGAAGTTAATTCTTGGAATTGTGAATGGATTGTTTTCAACATAATCCCATTCCTCCTGCCAGGACGGCAGCGTTTCAAGCGGCAAAACATATGGATCAACAGATCTACCTACAGCATGGTAAATTTCATCAAAAAGACTTCTAAACTCATCCGGATCAAAGCCTAGCTCACTTAGCACACCTTGCGTTTCATCATCAAAATCGTTTGGCCCTTCATTGCGTGTTGGGCCTTCAAGCGTAATTAAATCACGCAGTTGGCGCATGTTTAGCATGACCATTTCACCTAGTCCCTTACGGTCCTGAGCAGGTGTTAAAGTATGTGTGAAATTAGAGAAGCGTAGGTCATACCATTTTACTTCCTCAGTCTTAATTGCAAATCCCTGAACTGAATATCGCAAAATTCTGTTATCAGCAGCACCAAACGGTGTGTCCTCAAAAGTATCCTGAATAATCGCTAAATCGCTATTCTCGCGTATGGAAATGCCCAAAGAAGCTTGAATTAAATCTTCGAGTTCATCGCTAATTGTTTCGTGGTTATATACGCCAAATGCCCAGTTCGGATTTGTTCCTGGTTGTTTACCAATTGTGTAAGGGCCGGCCCGTGTTATAGATGCTGCGCTAAATTGCGCCATGGCACATGAAATCTGTTTTCCAAGTTCCTCAAAAGAATCACCAAGAATTAGTTTCGAAGCCTCCTCATAATAGATTTGCATGTTTGCATCTGACACGACAGACGTGCTATCAACGTTAAAGCCAAGAGGGTTTGGGAATCTTGTTTGCGTTAAATAATCTTCAATTACAAACGGCGGATGAAAGGGATGCGCCAGCTTTTTATCAGTTGAATCTTTTGATGCGCCGAATGTTTTGGCGCGGCGCATCGCGACGGCGACAACGTCTACAGCACGAAGAAATTGCTTATCTTCTGTCAGCGCGTGAGGCGTTGCCCATGGATTACCAAGAATTGGACCTGGATCTTGATTAATTTCAATCTGGTTAATTCTTCCCTTCCCGATTAATGAGCCTGTAGCATATGCTGTGAAGAATGAATAAACAGAATCAAACGTTGGATGCACGCGAATATCTAAAGTATTATTCGGAATGCGATCATAAAAGCGTGTCTTTAAATCAACAAGAACATTGGCATCACGCTCTGCGAAGCCAGGAAGAGGAAAGAAGCCATCTGCACCCTCTAGGCGCATATACGTAATTTTTTCCTGTAATTCTTCTTGTTTTTCAATTAGCCATGATTCATCATCAAGTGTGTAGCTGTAGTGTGGTGAAAACACAGATGGCGCGTCACCAAAATTGTCATAGTTTGATGGTTGATCTGTCCCCTCAAAAAGTGGGGGCTGCGAAAACCACAGGTCATTGTTCTGCGTGATATCTGCTGCTGTATCAAGACTACCAAGTACAAGCGCGGGACGATCACCCAGCTTGATGAAATCTGCTTTATTCTCTAAGTGAAGTCCCGCTATTGTTGCTTCACCACTATTTCGTGAGCCATAATGAAGATTTGGATCGATTCTATAAAGAGAATACGCATCATATCCTGTATCACGAAAAATAACAATATTGCGGGTCTTAAATGTATCAGGGTCTGGCACGTTAAGAACTGCCAGAACTTCAGGCGCATCTAACTCAGCTGTTCTGTCGCCTCTATTGACACTGATCTCACAGACCTCTTTTCGCTTGCCTGCTGACAAATTAATCATGTGGCTCCCACTAAGACTATGTCAGTCAGCAGTGCTGAAGACCTATTTCCAGCTGCATCAATTCCAACAATTGAAAATTGCAAGGCATGACCAATCTGTGCGCCCTCATCAACATAGCGCATGCTGTCTCCTGACGAGATGATTGAGCCCGCGTATTGGAAATATTTATGCCCCAAATTGAAATTCCGCTTGTGAATCTCATACATTACAAAACGCTTATCATGTACTTCAATTATAACGATAGCTTCAACTGCTGATTCATCTTTCACACTTACAATTGGTGTCAATGTTGCGAGTGCAAGGAGATGCGCTGACGATTTCTGGATCATTCTAACTCAAACTCGATCATTTCTACGTCATTATAAACAACACGAAAAACAGTATCACTCACCCTTTTCAACGTATAAATATCGCCGTTGGCCATGCTTACTGTGTTATTTAGCTCAAGTCTAATAAATTGTTCAACAGTGTCGCCTGCGCCAGGTGACGATTCAGCCCCAAGTACGCGCTTGAAGACTTTTATGACAAATCCACCAGCAGGATCGTAGTAATGTGGAATAATATCAACTACCTGTTCTGCTACAGAATCGCGTGAAAACTCAATAAGATCGTTTGCCAATTCAACATCAGCAACCTGATCAACCTCTGCATGCTGGCTGAAGAGTATTCCTGAATGTAAACCCTTTTGAAGATCAACGACACGACGGGTAGTACTTCCTCCAAGATGAATCTCATTAAACTCTGTTGTTACATTGTTACTTACACCGATGGAGCCTGACTGGATTTGTGCCATGTTGGACGAATCATCTAGCGTGCCCAAAGGCATGTCATGCGCTTCAAAGATCGGCGTTTCCAAGATTCTTGCTTGCGCTTCTGCTGGCAATCGTTTTCTAAGCTCAGTTTCTCCTATTGGCAAAATCTTGTCAGTATAGAATGTATAGTCAATCTCAGCATCACCAAAATTGTAAAACGAAAACTTAAGCTTACCCTGGGCGAGAAGCTCGCGGCCTCGTGCAGTTAGCTTAAAATCAATGACTTCTTGTTCAGAATTTAGCATTACGCTCCTGTAACTACAGCGGCTGGAACTGCCATGGCAAATTCCCGGGCGGCGGTCGGATCAATATCAGCTGGAGCACTCAACTTGTGATGAAAAATAGCATGAACTTTAATAGCAAGTGAATTTGCCGACGCGTATCCAGAATTACCAAGGCCCTGATCAAGTGCTCCAGTTGCTACAAGACTGAGACGCATATTGTTTCCAAAGTCGTTATCTTCATCGTCATTGAACGTGAAGTTAAACATGAAACGCGGTTCTTTTGTGATATAATCTGCTACCGAGGAGATCGACACATTCGGCACTGCACCATTTCCAGATCCACTTATTGTCCACCTCTTTATTGCAAGCACACTTCCAAGGTTATCTGCGCGCTGGCGTTGATTTGATACATCAACTGCACCACTAGTTTCTAGAATAACGTTAGCATCAAACCACTCATGCCCCCTTGAGGGCCTTTGTTGTACTGCGATGCCGATGCCCAACCAATTAATCGGACTTGCGGCAAGGCCATTGTTGACAGTGACATTTTCACCATTGTCAAGCAATTCAACAAACACTGACATGCCAGCGTACTGCGCTGCATCAAAATCGCGGGTCGGAAGAGGACGATCATCAGGAAGTGTAACGTAAGATGATACGTCTGTGTTTGTCTTTCCACTATACAAAAGCAACTTGTAATCAGTTTTTCCGCCGACTTGTGTAACAGGCGAAATAATTGGCGAAGATGAAACAGTCGTTCCAGTCCACATGGCATATTGCATAGTTCCTCGCGCGGAACCAAAATCAACGCGGCGCCAACCTGTCTCACCAATGAATTGTGATGGTAAAACCTGCGCTGACGATTGCAATACACCCTTATAATAAAAATTCTGATAGTCTTTCGTAGACGACGATACAAGCAGGCCTATTCCTGAATCTAGTTCTTGAAACTCATCTGTTCCCAGTGGGCCACGCTTAAAGAGATTTACTGAGTTTAAGGAAATCTCCTGAAACTCGACGGTGTACTCTTCTGGTCCACCTAGATAGTCTGTCGTTGAAAAGATGGGCCTTTCGGCACTTCCTGTGTCAATACTTTGAACTACAGTTGATGGCCCAGGAAAATTGTCGTTCCTATGCTGCCTCTCAAATTGCGGCATCCCAGATGCATTTCCGAATCCTGGGGTTGCAATTTGTTGTGATGAATTTGCTGTCCCATCCTTAACAGGAAATGGTGTCAACGTAACAGTTATATTTTCTTCTGCTTGCACAGCTGGTGCAACGGCAACCTCAGCGTTCTGTGCTACAAAATAATCAGCTGACGCGCTATAAAATGTAGTTCTTGCCATTATGTCACCGTGAAGAATGTTTCAATTACTGCTTCAATGACGTTCGATGAAGCCAAGTAATCTTCACCAGCATCTAGTTCAGCAAGATAAGTATCATTAAATGTTGTACTTCCATCAGGTCTAAAAATCGCTGGTCGGCGCTGCACTTTCTGCCTGTTGAGAGGGTGGTTCTCAATAGTGAATGCAATTTCACTAAAGTTTGCTAGCGCTGGAATCAATTGTGAAACAAGCCTTGAAAATGTTGCATCAATAACACGATATGCATTCATGAAATATTCGAATGAAATTGCCTGACGAAGACGAGCTCCTCCTACACGCTTGAAATAAATTGCGCGATACTCTTCTAAATCGCTGTAGTCAGCCCACCATTTCATAACAGGCCTGCCGATTGTTCTATTGAAATCTTCAAAATCTACAAACAGATTCAGCAGCTCTTCAGAGAGTTCATCAACCATATTCATTTCAACAGTTACAAGCGGAACATCACCAAACTGCTCTTCATCATCAAGCTCTGTTAGATCACCAATATCATTACGAATTCGTGTTTTGAATTGTGTATCAAGCAGACCCACACTTGTTCCGTAGGGAAAATATTCTATTTCACGATATTGTGCAATAGATGATTTGCCTGGAATCTGCCAAGTGTGCTGACTGCCAGTTACAATATCAAAGATTGTACTTCCTGTGTCATAAAGTTGTGCATGTAAACTAAGCAATTCATAACTTGATGTTACGTTTGTTGAACCAAAACTTTTATAGTTTGATGCGTGTGTAAATGACTCTTGTAGAGAAACAGATTTTTCCCAAACACGAACCTCATGAAAATAACCCTCTGAAGATGTTAGCACAATCTTGGCAGGATTAACGACAGGACCTAGGATTAGCTCATCAGTGTCTCTCATAAAAAATGAGTCCGTGGCCGAGTATGTTCCTGTTACATGCGCTGTTCTTTCAACCTCACCTCGACGAACAGTGTGTACTGTCAGATAATCTTCACTTCCTGTCAAGAACTCTGTTCCACCTCGACCATGTGTAATATGCACATAGGTATCATCACCAAATAAACGAATTGTTGGTGTCGAAAATGATTCAGATCCAGATGTAAAGTGCAATTTTCCATAACTTGATGTCAGTGAACTTGACATTCTTGTTGTATAGATTCTTGGTAGCAGAGGATCTGGATTTCCTGAGGACTTCAATTCAACATTCCAAATTGAAGCAGTTACAATTGACGCAGTAGACGGGAAGTGCCCAATAACTTCAAGCGCAAAACCATCAGTGGCATTTACTTGTGGAAAGAATTCGCTGGCACCCGTATTGTCAAAGTGCGCCTGCCACTCTTGTGAAGAAGAAATATATGGGATTAACTTTGTGTCACGCATACGCAACGAGCCAGATCCGATCTGGGTTGGATTAACAACATATTCCTTAATGCGAACAAGAGACTCATCAACACCAAAAACGTTTAAAACTTTACGCAGTGCTTCTCTTGTTCCTTTGCTTTTGTGAATGCCCGGTTGCGCGTTGTAGAGGCGCCTAAGAAATTCCTCACGAACTTTAACAGGCGTTAACGGCGCTTCAATACACGATGTTGCATCAATTCCGTAGAGTTGCTCTTCTGCAGAGAGTGTTAAGAACTGAAAGGCAGTATCGATACCATTTACGCGAAGCATTTCTGACAGCATCTCTGCTGGAATACGATTAAATCCCGTCAGTCTATCATTTTCCAATGCAGTCATGCCATCAATGGCTGCTTTTGCTTCATCAAACATTTGGCCAATTGTGAATAAGAAATCACGCATTGCGTCTTGTGCAAAATCTTGATCATCTTGTAGATGAAGGACATGGTCTGTTATGCCTGACCCTGACGCATTATTTCCATAATCGCTAACAACGCTGCGCACAATATCATCAGTTACTAGATGCGCTGGCAACAATCGTGTAATGAGATTTGGATTTCGTGAATCGTAAATCGTTCCTGACGTAATTAAGGCGTCAGCAAAATCAACAACCTGTCTATTCTGCACAAACATAACAGGCGTTGGCACTTCATAATTTAGTAACGATGAGCTAGCGGCAACAAGTTGTAGGCCATCAAAAACAGTATCTGTAGTAGTTACAACTTTTGCATTAGACGTGAAGACGTATTCGCCTGTTCGATTATTTGCTGCATATGAAGTAAAAGCTCCGTGGTTTTCATTTCCTGAATAATCAGCAACAATTTGGTCAAATCCGGAAGTTCCAGTAATCCCCTCATTAAAGCGGTAATAAAGTGTTAATCCAGGTTGCGCAAAGATGTTTACATTATATGAGCATGACATCTCAGACAGGGGGCGCGCATAATTAAAAATTCGAATTTCATCAAGTGATCCAGAAAACCCGAAATTTGAAAAACCAGCCGGAAATGAGTCTGCAAGACTTCCAGAGGCAATCTCAAGTGCTCCGCCAATATTATTGATATCTCCAAAGAAATCTGGCTCAACAGTCTTCGTTGCTTTTTTAACACCATCTACATAAATCGCTATTTCATTTGCGTTTCTGGAGAAAACAGCGTGTGTATAAAAAGAATCAATTGTGGGTGTATGCGTCACACTCTTTAAGAAAGATCCTGACACAACAGTGAATTCAAGCTCACCACTTGTTGTAGTAAGTGACCACCCCATATTATCTGACTGCGTTAGGTGCGAAATAATCTTTTTCTGCGCAGCAGATTGTATTCTTGATACTGCAACACCAACCGTTAAAGAACCTGTCCCGATGTAACCTGCAGTGCCAGACGCTTCATAGTTATTTACAGTTACTTGATCATTTTCATGAAAGTGCGCAATTCCTGCAAACTTTGGATATTTTTGATAAATATGCTCTTGATATTGTGATGAACTTGCGTGAAATTTCTCAATATCGACTGCAGAACCAAGAACAGGATATCGATTTAGTATTCGTGCAATTCCAACATCTACCTGATGTGCAGCTGAACCAAAGAACACAAATTGACTATAGGACTCAAAATCAACATCGAAACTTGCTGTTAGCGCGCGAGCGTCGCGAATTGCCAATGATGTCACATTATGAACAGAACCTGTTACAGTGCTAAGCGTTCCATATATTGTTGACATTAGTCACTTACCTTAAAAACAAAGCTGTCTTTAAGAATACGCCTGTAGCCATTCTCATCAAGCAAAAATTCAATCCTATATGCATTTCCAGGAATAAGCATTGACATATGCAATTCTAAGAAGTTGGTTGCACCATCATAGCTCAACTTTGTATACTCTTCACTTGAGCCTGTGTAAAATGGAACGATGATTGTGCCTGAATCGGCCTCCTTGATTCTCCAATAAGCTTTTTCAAGATAGTTATTCTTTATGCCAGCTGACCCAGTTGATTGTACAGAGGGTTTCCAGTTATCTTGTCGCGCAATAATGTTAATACGGGCATACTCAGCTGCACCATACCACTTTCTCATATTTGTTGCTTCAAGTGCATACTCAACTGGATTAATGGTTGCAGTAAAATTCTCAATAGAGCCAGTAAATGCAGATCCTGTAAAAAACAATGTCGCAGATGGGTCTGGAGCAAGTAAGCCGTGACTACCAGAGAACCAAACTTCATGCAGAATGTTTCCTGTGGTTGCACTTCTAATAGCTGACGATGTCATTGTTGTTTGCCAATTATAAACACCTGGGCGCACATAAGAACCTGTGAAAAACGCCACGTGCTGTCCATTAAGTGCGTCCTTTAGCTGGACTTTTACATCTTTCAGCACAGAGCCTGTTGCTAGATTAGTTAATTGCCCTCTTACAATGTTATAACCATAAACTGTTGATGATTCATCAAACAAAAAATCGTCACGTTGATCACGAATATTAGTTTCAAAACGCGCCTCAACATAAGGGCGTCGATCAAGGAAATGTGTAGTACGACTATGAAACTTCTTCATGTAAAGTGAAGTTGAATTTGCAGCCTCTTGTGACGCTGTAATCTTTAGAAGTAATCCGTTATTTGGAATATTTCCAGACAGCCAATTGTTCACAATTTCTGTCACATCAATTTCTAGATTTTCATTTCCAATATCAAAAAACTGCGATCCAGATCCATAGTAGTCTGGATCGCCAGGGTTGCTAGTGTAGTAATCACCTCCATCCGCAACCCAATCAAGTGTTGTTGAGGCTGTTCCCCAATTAGCAACACCCGGATCACCAAGGGTGTCGTTATCAAAACCTGCACCCTCAACCCAAATTTTACTTGAACCAGCTGATGAAGAAACTGGAAAAACCTTTAATGTGAACTGCTCTGCTTGTTGGTTGCCATGCGGAGCGTCAGTCATCTTAAGAAAATATTTTACACCAATGCCTGTGGAAGGCAGTAGTTCGTCATCAATTAAATCCTGAAATGGTTGATGATTTAGATACACAAGCGCCCTCGCCCGCTCTTCACCTTGTGAACCTGTTCTGTAGAAGACATCAATTATCTCAGATCTGCCCAAGTTAGAGCCTGTTGCACGTGTAGATCTACCTTGCCTATACGGCTTTGGATCCATAAATGCATCAGTAATAGACGTGTCGCGATCAAAAAATTTTCTAAACAGCATTATCGCACGACTCCTCTAACATCTGTTTCATCAAACTTAATCTCAAGTAATGAATTAGCAGGTACATGAATTATACCACCATGCGTAACACTTTGAATTGACAATGCATCACGTGAATATTCACGACCCTCAATTGTACCTGCCAGATTGCGAAGATTAACAGATGCGACTGCAAGCGTGCCGGGCATTCCTGCAAGGATTCCTATAATATTTGATAGAATAACATTCTGCCCCATTTGCCATCTTGAAGTGTCAAAATAATCAAGCACGCGTTGAATTGCTGACGCCAGGAGCGCATTTTTATTAACGCCGGATCGTGCTACAAGCTCAAAATCAACACCAACGTTAACGATTTTGCCATCAAGAATATCGATTCCTGACGAAAGCATCTTATATTTGCTAATGTACTTTTTCAGATTTTCTTTCAATGCTGGTGTTGGTACTACCAGCGTTCCTGCTGCATCTTTTGAGATTGCCCACAAAGAAACTGAATTTCTATTGCCTTCATTTTGCGCTGCCCGAGCACGAAAAACAGAACCAAGTGAGGCAGGCATTGACATTGCTCTTACAACAAAATCTTCAGAAGTAACAACGCGATCTTGTGCTGCTTGATGCGCAGGAATCATACGTGCAAGTTCATTAATTGTTAAGCCGTCATCGCCTCCAATGATTGGCTTTGCATTTTGGACAGAAACAGAATTTTTTACAGTTGTAATAATTGTTGCATCGTAAAAAGGATCAGGCATCTCAATATCAAGTGAAACTGGACTCTGTAATTGGCCAGCTCCAATATTTGAATTAAACCCTCCACCAACTCTATATTGCACCGTCAATGTTGTATTTGCTGGACCAACTCCAAAACTTGTTGTTTGAAGAAAGTTTTGTGGATCTATAGAAACGCTTGGAAATTGTGTCCTACCCGCTAGTGGTAATGCAAGCTCATTGACATCTGGAATAATTACTTGATCAAACCTTGAGCCATCAGCACCACCAAATGTTAGCTTAGTTAGCTTAGTTAATGGATCATACTCCTTCATGAATCTACGGGGTGCGCGCACTAATTTAAGCACACTTGGCACTGTTGCAGAATCTGCCCCTACATTTTGTTCAATAACAAAAACCATATCCTGCGAAAGATTTTCAACTTCATAAAAGCGGTTGCCGGCAGAATCAAAAACATCAATTATATCAGTTACATTCAAGTCTTGCAGTGTTATTTGATGAAATTTCTTGAAAGAACCAATAATATGCTGCTTTTTAACAGTTTTTCCTGCTACACAAGGTACATTTTGCTTAAGAACGATCAAATCTGTGAATGATCCAACAGCAGCTGGTAAAATCTTTCTGTTAACTGAATTGGCAAAATCGCAGTTTTCAACTGTTTCTACGCTTGATCCTGCCCCAGAAAACCGAGATCCTGCCCTCAGATTCATTAAAAGGTTAGGAACGGGCACAATTTCACCATCTATGACTGTGGATGGTACAATAATGGCAATATCAATGAAGCCAGACGCAGCTGCACCTGGTCGAATAGAATAGCCTTGTCGGCGACCCATATTAATCACGTTTTTAGCTTCGCGAGCAGCAAGAGTGCGTTCACGTACCTGATGATCGATATAGAAATTTAACACATCGGTTGCTGTCGCCATTAATTCAATCAGCATCATACCTGACGAGGCTTCATTGAAGTCTTGGTACGTCTCGGGGAAATTCTGCCGAATATACTCAATCAGGCGGGCGCGTGTTTGATCAAAATCACGATCTAAATATTTTACGCCTACAGGAAGATTGTCATCATTTACAGTCATAGCTTCACTGTTACCTCATCGAAGATGTTATTGTTGAATGTATATGTAAAGCGCACAAAAACTTTCATCTCATTAGCGAGAAGATCAGGCTCTTCATCTTTTGTTGTGATTCTTAAGTCAACAATGGAAACGAATGACATATATTTCCCAACAGATGATTTGATGCGATCTGCAACATTCAACTTCATATCCTGCGTCATTTGCTCAAATAAGAGGCCGCGGATGCCGGCGCCGAAATCAGTGAACATCAATCGTTCACCTGGGTTTGTTAGAAGTAAGTTGATGATATTATCACGAACTGCAGAGCGTGAATCACGATTCATCGCAAAATATGAACCATCACCTGTACGTTGGAATGGAAGCTTGAAATTTAACCCTGGAATGTTTCGCCTTGCCATGTTAGTAACTAGTCAACGAATACATTTTCTGACGTGAGATTTTCAGCTGCAGTTTCTGCATTTACAATATCTGCGCTTGCAACAGGCGTTGCAATTCCAACAGCAGCACCGGTCACTGTTGTTACTTTTTGAGCGTCTAAACGCTGGACGGCATTTATCAAGCTGTCAATGGTTGCCTTCAATTGGTTACCTAGAACAACTGGCTCTTGAGCATTCTCTGGATCAAAACCAACAGAAACTGAGTTTCCGCCAATATTAACATCACCTGCTGCAATTGCGTTTAATTGACCGCCGACCTCTGCAGTCATATCGCCATCAACTGCTAGTGCTATATCACCTTTGCATGTGATATTGATTTTTGCACCTTCTGTCTTACCAACAACAAGATTGACCTCATTGGCTACCAGAATGTTGAGTGTTCCACCATTTTCGCTATTACCAACAACAACTGTGTAGTCACCCTCAACGACATCTTGCCTAATGCCAGCCGTGAGTGTAAGGACTTGATCCTCACCATCATCTGATATTTCTATTACAGATGTTTTCCCATCACGCTGTGCAACTCCGAGGCGCGCGTACGTCTTTCCAGCAACTTCATTCAAGTCTAGATATGCTCGTAGTTTACCATCTTTTACAAGTGTAATTGCACCTTCTGGCTTTGCACGCAATGTAATATACTCAGTTGAAACAATAGCACCGGGCCCCTCGAGCTTATCTGTATCTGAGAAGAGATATTCCTTCACAAGCCTATCTGTTATTAGCTTCTTCTGCTCCTCAGTTAGAAATTTCAAATCATCCTGAATTGTGATTTCAAGTTCATTAGCAATATTTCTAATAAAATCAGCAGGCTGCGCTGCTCTAAGTAATGCTATAAAGCTAGAGGCTGTTAAGTGCTCTGCAACATTTCTTGGATTGAGCGACAACTCAATCCCTTCTTCACTAACAAGCAGGCCCTCTGCAAGAACAACCATTACATTAACCTCCCTTGTTTGTTTAGCGCCCGAATTTTGGCATATGTCAATTGGCTGTAAATATCGCTATACTCATCAATGAACTCTGCTGCAAAGTCAGCAATCCCTGCTGACTCAACATCATTATCATCCGATAGTTCTAGTAAATGTACACGCTTAATTGGTCTGCGAACTGTATTGTCAGTTTCACGTAGGAATGCACTCTCTGTTGTAAATTTCTGCCCCACTTGCTTTGGAGCTTTGCGCGCAGGAGGTCGTTCATTGCGGGCGCGAATAATACGCAAAAGAAAATACACACGCATAAACTTCAAAATGTCAATATCTGTTAAAAGCTCCGGGGTGAATGTCTTCTTATAGCGCTCTTTATATAATTCGTGTGCAAGGTTCCAATGTGAATCAGCGCCGGTGTGGCCTTGCTCAACATCACGATCAAACTCAATACGCTCGTATAACAACTTAAGCTTCTCGCCCAGGGATTTAATATTTTTCCTAGATGGCAGTAAATAGCCATTAATGGCTGCAGACACCTGGAAGGCTTGTGCGGCGGTCCCCTCGTCGGTGGTGCCGTCGAAGACTTCTTTATAAAACTCTTTCCATTTTCTTTTAAATGGTGAGCGTGTATCCGAGATCTTCTCTGCCCCAAGCTCTGCTTCTCTTGCAAAGATTACTGGCATGAAAATTCGAGTTTCAAACGTATATGTTCCCCCAAGATGACCATTTACTGCATACTTTATACGATCAATTATTGTGCCGTCGCCAAGCGAGTCGTTATCAACTGCATTATCATGCGTCTCTTCGTATTGCGCACGTAATGTTCCTGGAGCGTCGGGACCTATCTTTTCAAACTCTGACCTGGCTTCTTCAAGTGTAAATGAATATTTCCTTGATGCAGCTGCAATTCTTCTTTTCTGCTTCTCATTGTTCATCATTGTTGTCATCAGCGGTTTATATCCACCTTGACTGTTGGGGAAAAACTGAATTATTCCGACAGCTCCCTGAGGATTGAGGGCCCAAAAATTTGACCATGTTTTTGTATCAAGCTGACCTGTCTCGAGCCTAATAGTTGGCAGCATAACAGCAATATCATGGGCATTAAGGTTTGCAAAACGTTGCTGGAATGCTGCAATATCGTCTGTGACTTTAACCTCACTGGGGATATTTACTTGCCCAAAAATCGTATCACTGTCGTTATTTAACGCCTTACACATTATCTCAGTCATGTAGATAATTGTATTAACGTCATATGATGTTTGCGCAGATGAAAATGATGCATGCGAATCATAGCTATACGCAATTACAGGAGGAAGCTCAATGAGCTTCTTGTCTAATTTCATGAAACTATTAAGCGTCTTAAGCGTGCCGTGATCTGCTTTGCTATATTCAAAGACAGGAATGCAGACTGCCGTAACATCTCTGCGCTCAATTACATTTCGAGACAATTGCTGCATATCTCGAATTCCCTCAATAGGATAAACAACTACGTAATTAACACCTGCGCCAAGATATGCGAATGAGTTCTTTAGTGCAATTAATTGTTCTTCTGGTACATCAGTTGAAAGTAGAATTGGGATTCCATAGAATGTGTCAACACGAGTTCGCTTCCCACTGTGCCTACTGATACTATCATTAAAGAGCTTCATCCTGCGGGTTTTCCTCGTCGTAGATATCTAAATCTTGTGCAAGACCATCTAGATCATCGTCATCATTTTCAGGCTGCATTTTTTCAAGGATTCTAGCAATTGCCATTAATTGATCAACCGTCTTTGCACGAGCAGCGTACATCTTTGGAAGCTCTTTCATATATGCTGCAGCACTGCCAGGCTCAGAATCGATGCCTTGTTCAATGTAGCCAAGTACGACAGTTATTGATTCTCTATCTTCCTCAGCCTGCTTATAAGCCTGCTTAAGCAGTGCTTCAACATCAAGTTCATTCATGGCGCTCTATAACCCTCTTCAAACCTTTTCAATGAATAAGTATAGCGTACCTTGAGTTTGCTGATTGCGTTCGTTATCTTTTTAGTCTCTAGTCCCGTTATCTCTCTAAGATATACATATACAGCTCTCTTACTGAGTATTTCAAGGCCATCAGCCTCTTTGAACAACTCAATTACAGCAGAGATAACAATCTTATCATTCTCCTTTGCAGCTTCAGTAAGCCATCTTGTTTGCGCTTCAAATACAATAAATCTAACAAGCTCTGCCCGCTCAAACTCATCTTCACTTGTTGCAATCTGGTTCGTACCTTCATTTGCCCTTGTCTTAATGACATCGTCATAACAGAGATTGCGTGATGAATCGCGTTGCTGGCGCCTATAGGCTGCAATGAAAAAGTTCTTGGTAATCTGATTGAAGTATGAAAATGCCTTGGTGCCGCGGGTTGGATCAAACCTTACAAGTGCCTTGTAGATGTGAACGAGACACTCTTGCTCTGCTTGCTCAATATCATGAATGGTTCTTCGAAACTTATACACATTGATGACATTTTCAATTAGCTTTGAAACAGCTGGATGAATTTCTTTTGTGTAAATTCTTTCACGCTCTGATGGATTTTCGCTTGTATTAAAGCGAACAATTGCAGCATCAACTTCTGGTCCAAAATATAATTTCTTTGTTGAATTCTTTTTACGCCTGCCCATCATCTTCTCCCATATTTGATGTAATATGCCCGCCATCAATGACAATTTCAAGAGACTCGCATGAACTAATTATTGTATGCTCAAGAAATCGCCATGTTGCAAACATAGCACGGAGCTTTGGCGTGTCAAAGAAAAGCTGTTGCTCATTTACTTCTTCAACAAATCTATTAAACTTCAAAATATCAGCTGAAATATCGCCGACGACGCCTGAATAATTGTCAAGCTTGATGAGTGCTCTGTATAGCAGCACAGAGACAATTCCCAAACACGCAAGTGCTGCAAGTAAGGCGCCTCCTAAAATCCATGGCATCATGTTAAATCGTCAAAGGAATCATCATCTAGGTCGACATCACTTGATTCGTTTGCATCATCAATTAATTGCGGATACAGTTCACCATCAACAGCATTATAACGAACACTTCGCAAGTATTCAGATACGTCGGTTCCATTTAGCAGTGCGCTCTGCAGCGCTAAAACAAATTGTGCTGTCGCCTCTGACGATAGCTTTAAGTCAGTCATTCTTTAAGTCCTGGTAGAGAATCTAAATCTTCTGGGTTATCAAAACAAAAACCCTTATCATCAATGTATATGTCAGCTGACACTTTCCCAAAAAAGATTGAATCATAGGGCACATCCCATTCATCCATTTGGGAAAGTGTCAGCTCTTTAATTGCTTCTGGAATATTCTTTACATTATCTTTTGTTCGGCCCATTCCTCGAGCCGTTTGTAGTTTTATTGTGTTCCCTTTATTATAAAGAGCCCGCATTCGCTCAATAACAGCCTCATTTGGCACAGAATTTTCATAATTGCTGTCCTTTGTAGCACAAACAACTCCATCAATGTCAAAACAATAGGTTTTAATCATAACGTAGTCCCCCGCATTATGCGGTATGAGTCCTCATCAAAGTGTTCTGTGGAGAACTCGAATAGCTCCAGACCGCTGCGAGAGATGATCTGGTGCACAGTTCTGGGTGGAATTGGGATGATTTCGCCCGCAAATAGCGGTATAACCTGCAAATCTAAAATTTCTTTTGCCCTCGACCACGTATCAGTGAACTCTGTTCCTTTGAGGCTATCGATGCGCAAACCCTTCGGGAAATGAACATCAAGTTGGCCCGGGGCAAATTGTCGAGAAATAAGAAGAAGGCCCTCACCGCCCTGGATGTAAAATGTCTCGTTCTTCTTCTCATGATAATGAAGAGAACACTTGGTGCCAGGACTAAATACAAGCTTTTTACCGCAGTAAAGAGACGAATTTGCCGCCCAAAGCTCATAGCCCCACCCCTTTGCTACACGCACTGGTTCAAACGTCATTTGATGTCCTTGGTAAGGCAACTGCCTTTGTTGCAGCAGCCTCAGCAATTCGAGCGGCCCATTTAAAATCATCCTGAAATGTCAAAGCATACGCGAACACCGCTGTCACTACATCACCTGCTCCGACAACACTTCTTACTGGTCCAGCTGTTGTTTTTAGGCGCTCAGTTTCATTACCCAACTCAAATACTGCTAGGCCATCAGCTCCCATTGAAACAATTGCAACAGGGATGTCTTGTTTATTATCTAGAGCAGTCCACTCTGCAAAATTTACTGTAATATACACATCAAAATCACGTGATAGAAAACCATCATAATCTTGAAAATTAGCTTTCTTGGTATCAATTACAATTTTTGCTGTTTCTGGAAGGCGGGTGGCAATCTCATCAATGAGCTCACGTGTAACAATTCCCTTTGCATAATCAGACACGATTACTACATCTGCTATATCAAGAATATTACATTTCTGCGCATTCATAGATTTCACTGACTGCAGAACAAGATTACTATCTTGCGGTGAGAATGACTTACCGGTGTCAACACGAAGAAGTGTTACGTCACCATTCATATAACGTGTCTTCAACAGCATCTTGTCGATTTCGCCGTCTATAAACATAACTGTTGGAGCTAGATATCGCAAGTGACTATTTACAGGGCCAATGAAACTTGTTGAGCAATGAAGCCTGCTAATTATTTTTGCAACGTTTGCAGCTCCGCCAGCCTGCTCTACAGTGTCATTGACATCAAGCAGTAGGCTCGGGGCTTCAGGGTTCACCCTGCTTACGTCACCGTAAATGTAGCGATCAACCATTGGATCACCGATAACAACAACATTAGGCATTAATACGCCCGCGAATTGCTGTTGAACTAAATCCCTCGACTGTTGGAAAAATTGCGATTGACGCATATTCATGTCCAACAACATCTTCTGGTTTATAATCACCACCTTTAACGATGATATCAGGTTCAACAGCAAGAATAAGATTTAATGGTGTGTCTTCACTGAAGGGAATCGTTACAAGATATTTTACTGGGTTGGTCGCAATGTTTTCAATCATGAAACATCTTTCATCAATTGGCACAAAGGGCCGATCGCTACCTTTGTAGCGGCGCACACTGCTATCACTGTTTACACCAACAACTAATGCGCCATATGGGCCTGCAAGCGCCGCGGCATATTGAATAATCTTTACATGGCCAGGATGTAGAATATCAAAGCACCCATTTGTAAATACAACTCGTGATGGTAGAGGAATTCTGCGAAGTTGTACAATCTTTTGCTCCAGTGAATATCCTGTTCTTGGCTTAATAGCTGTAGCATAACTTTTCTTTACTCTACGATCCATGCGATTTGGCCCCCCTTTTCATGGGCAGAGGCAAACAGTGGTTCGATACCAATCGCGTTGAAGTACTCCTGCACCAGCTCAGGCTTGCTTGCTCCCTCGCGGTGGTAGTCGTCAACCATGACGATGACAGCACGAGGGAAGCGGCCAGTTACGACGGGCCAGATGGCTGTCAGCTCCTTGAGGTGGTGAATCGCAGCGGCTTGGCCCTCCAGGGGGTTGTAATCGTAGGAATCGAGGTATACGAGGTCAGGAAGTGTGCCCTGGGCCGCGATTCTGTGCAGTTCTGCCACGGAATCCGCAGTAATTGCGGTTACGTATTTGGAATCGCACACCTTTCGGGCAAGCTCAGTAGCTGCCGGATCGATGTCAATTGTGATCACCTGGCCGCCCGTTTGGGCCACGAACCACTCCCAAACACGTGTAGACTGCCCGTCCCACGTCCAATTATCATACTGGCGCACGGTTCCTGTCTCGATGATGATATGACCAGTATCTCGCTCTTCTAACATAGCAGCAATGGCCTTACGAAACGTAGCAAATCTACGGCCTAAGCGCTTATCCATGAAAAACTTGTCATACTCTGCAAGAATGTTGGTCATCCTGCCTCCAATATGTACATTGTATCACGCAGTTAAGGGCGTGGAACCTATTTTGCGGCTGCAGCCAGAGCGCTGGACGACTGGACCTTGCCACCGCGACCGACATTCCAGAGGAGACCCACATTCATGTCGTTACAGAGGTTGACCTCAGGCGTGTTGTCGCTGACACGATCTCCACCATTGGCGAAGTAGTCAGGCTTGAACCGCTTGATTGCGTCACAGGCAGTGTCATCAGAGTCGTCAAAGGCAACCACCTGTGAGACGCCGCGGATGGCCATCAGAATCTCCTTGCGCTCTTCAAACGGCATGAAAACGAAGCCCTTCTTGCGGAGCAGCCATGCGTCTGAATTGAGGGCGACAATCACCGGGCCCATCCGGTTCGCCTGCAGGATCATCCTCACATGCCCGATGTGAATTGGGTCGAAGCCTCCGGATACCATGATTCGCTCATTCATCTCAACACTCTCTATTCTGGCACAAAGCAGAAGCGCATGACGGGGACCAATCGATCACCCTTCTCGTACATGTCAAAGTTTGACGTGCTCTTGCAGAAGAGCTTCCCCCGGAGGCCGGCAAAAGCCCTCTCATCTCCGGGCCAGGCGTACTCTGACGTGAGATGGCGTGATACCTCACCATCAAGAAACTGCGGTGTCTCTACCTCAACCACCTCGATGCCAGGGTAATCCGCGAAGAACGCTCTAACTTCGTCAACCGTCATGGGCGGTTGGCGTCCATCTCCGCCAGCAGCTCATCAGCGTCGTAGCCACACATTGGGGCGGCATCACGAATCTGCTTCTCGGTGATCTTTCCATTGACGAATGGCAACACGACTAGGGTCTCGCCATCCTCGGCGAGTAGAAATACTCCCCCGCCTCGCTCCTTGAAGAGCGCCTGCATGTTGTTCCAGCCTGGGATAGGTTCTTCAGTTGCCAAGGGAAAAAGCCCTTCTGGTGTGCACTGGATGCTGTCCAGTGAACTCGTAGATGCCATAATCGCCCGTAGTGGTGGCTTTTCCGTCCTCTACAGCCCAATCGTAGGTGAATTCCCGGTCTCCGAACCGTGTATTCCACCAATCGATCTTGGACTGGATACGCTCTGGAGGCCGCATAAATGAGTAGTGGAAGTAGGAAATCGGCAGCTTGAGGTGCTGCGCGTTGCCCGAGAACCATCCAGCGTACTCCCAATCCATGTAGTTGTCGTTTACGAAGCGGCAACCAGGCGTCATCCTGAAGAAGCGAGGAAATTCATGCCACGTGTACGTGTCGAAGTCGTTCACGAACGTCCTGGACTTGACGTGCACGCAGTCGACAGGAGTCACGTCCAGATTCCTTGTCAGGACCTTAGCAGCAATGGCCAGCTGGTCATCCTCCCACACCTCATCGCCATCAACGATGAAGAGATAGTCCTCAACGCCATCACCGAAGTTGCAGAGGTTGTCACGAATGTAGTTCAGGCCCGCGTTTCGCTGGTGTGTGTCAGACTCCTGGTTGGTCTGCAGCATGGCCACCTTGTCGTGTGCCTCAGCAGCATCGACAATGCTCATGATGAGACCAACGGTGCCATCAGTGGAGCGAGCGGAGCGTCCAATGCGGATGAACTCCTGGTACGCACCTTCCACTATCGTGATGGAGGCGACGTGGGGCGACTCGATCATTGCTGGAAGGGAGGCAGGAATGAACTCCGCCTCGTTGTACACTGTCATGAGAACGTGGATTCTAGCCATTTTCTGCGGCCCTTCGCATTGCGTCCCACTCCTGCCCAGCAGTAAACATCATTGTCGCCAGCAGAGTGTTTGACAAGCCAAACTCATCAAACTCTTCAGCGACACTCATGACAAATTTGGCCTGCATGTCTGGGGCGTCCATGACCATTGTCTGGCCGCTCTTGAATTCTGCGTAAACTGCCCTCATGTTGCGGCACAATATTTCGTAAGCGATTACTTCTGCATTATCCATCTTCTACCCAGAGAATGTCATTGATCTGGCCAGTCTTGGGGAGCTCAATTGTCTTCAAGACCTCACCATTCATTGTAACCAAATGTAGGTGAGATGGAACCTCACCATGCCTCTCGCCTCGTGAAGCGCGGAAACTTTCACCAACCCAGAGGTTCCCATTGGGGAGCTGGGCAATGCCACGAATGAAGCCAGACAGCTTGACGAGTGGCTCATGGCCGCCGACGAGCCAGACCTCGCTGTCGTGAGACGAGCAGTAGGCGATGGTGCCATCGTGGAGGACTTCGATGTCGTGGGTGTGCGTTCCACCCTGGCTGACTGGATGCATCTCGCTGATCTGGATGACGTCACCATGCGAGGCTTCGTCAATCCAGCTCCAGGGGATGAGCCCAATCTGACTTGTCTGCCCGCGGTTGTTGAGGCCGACCATGAGGCCATGCTCAGTCGCCGCCAGGGCGTTGATGTGGTTGATGTCAGCTCGGCGCTGGCCAATGTTGATCCGCCACTCTCTTTCCACTTCCGCCACTACGATGGAGTTGTCCTTCGTGCTCGTGAGGAACATCTGGTTGGCTTGCCTGAAGGCGATTTGGCGGCAGTCCAGCACATTGGGAATCCGGATGAACACCGCAGGGTCGTCGCTGGAGTAGATCCGCACGCCTGTGGCACCCTCATCACGACCTGTCGCAGCTACAACACCGGAGTCGTCTGTGATCAGACCAAACCAGTTGCTGCAATTGCTGTCATGGAAATAGAGCTCCGCCCGCGTTCCTTCATCATTTACCTGGAGGGCGCCGGCGGTTGTTGCTACATAGAGCAAGCTCTACTCCGCTTCTTTGTCTGCTGTCTTCGGCTTGCGCTTCCTGCTACTCGGCTTGCGCTTTGAAGGTAGGCGCTTCTCAGCAAGTGAAGGTAAGGCTGGTGCTGGTGCTAAATCTACAGGCTTAGCTTCAACAGGCTCAGGCTTAGCTTCAACAGGCTCAGGCTTGGCTTCAACAGGCTCAGGCGTTGGAAGAACCCAACCTGCTTGCCTCTCACGCTGTGAACGCTTAATTCGTGCTCGTGAACGTTTACTCATCTTTGTGTCTCCTAGTTTTCAAGTGCTGCAACAATTCTGTTGACAACACGTTCTGGTGTATAAGTAGCCGCAATCTTGCTTGCAGGCCCAAGATCCCACTCAAAATGACTCTGTATAAGGGCTTCAACTACGCTAACAAAATCTTCGATATTATCTGGCTCAAACATTGGAATAGTATCACCCCACACTTCTTGCATCACGGATGTAGCAGCTACAACAGGAACTGCTCCACACAAAACAGCTTCAATCGGGATAAGGCCTAGACCCTCGCGCACTGAAGGGGCGAGCACGCACTTGGACGCACAGAGTATGTTCGTCAGTGACATGCTATTCAAAAAGCCTAGGCCGCGGGCGCAGCCGTACTTTCCTGGCTTAATTGCTGGGCCTGCGACCATATATGTAAAGCTCTTATCATAGATAGTATTCAGCGTTCTTACAGTTTCCTCAGCTAGTCGAAACCTCTTTGCTTCATCTTCAAGACGACCATAGGAAAAAAAGTCAGCTGTGCCACGTGGAATCTTTCCAGCGATTGCAGAAGCAACCGTGAGGTTCACGTTGACTGGGTCACCCACTACGTGATATGCTCCTTCATAGCCCAACTCACGAATCTGCTTACCCACAAATTCAGTATTAACAAGAACGCAATCAGCAAGATCGAGGCGCCACATATGCTCCTTAGCTCTTGCGTCTTCAGCCTCTGCAGCCCAATTCATATCGAGCACTTTAGCTACAACCTTTGTCTTTCCTTGCAAAATTGCAGTATTGTACTTCACATCAAGCAATGCTTGGGGATCATGGCAGTATACCCAATCGGCTTCACTACTATCTGTAGCAAGCATTCCGCGTTTATGCAGCTCAGTAGCCAATGTTGGTACCTGCCCCCAAGGGCCTGCAAACCCTGTTAACTTAATCTTCATCTATGATCCTCAAATTTATAACCAAAATATTCAAAATCTTCTGCAAAGCGGTCATAGATAATTCTTATTAAATCATCACTATCATAGTAGAGGCTATAATGTGGAAGCCTTTTACTCGCGACTTTATTATTATTTTTGTGTGGCAACAAAGTTGTTATACCAATCGCTTCACCAGCAATGGCCCAATCAGCTGTAAGGTTTTCAAACCTCCCAATAAAATCTGCTGCTATTTCTCCACTGTTGTCGCGAAAGAAATCTAGCTGATGTTGCTTCTCTGTTGGATGAACCTGAA